TTAATGCAATCGTAAAGTCTGGTGGTAAGGTTGTTCGTGTTCGTCGTGGTGAAGATCCAGAATGGTTTGCGCTTGCTCGTGAGTGCAATATCTATAACAAACAAGAAATAATGCGCAATGCATATCCAGAAGTTCATTATTCAGAATGGGCTTGGGTTGGTTTACATTATGATATTGTGATGGATAATAATTGTTCGTTAGATGAGTTGACCGTGAGGGTTGACAAGTTGGTTGATTCGTTATATAATAATCGTGTTGAAGCAAATGAGGTCGTTTAATTATGAAACTTTCTGAAGATACAGTGCAAGTCCTGAAGAACTTCTCAGGCATCAATCAAAGTCTCCAGTTTAAGGCTGGCAAAACTTTGAAGACAATTTCCCCGCTCAAAACAATTTTCGTCGAAGCAACCGTTGGTGAAGACTTCCCGAAAGAGTTTGCGTTGTATGATCTAAACAAACTCTTGGCAAAGGTTTCCTTGTATAAGGATGCTGACTTGGCGTTTGATGATGATAAGATTAACATCAGCGCAAACAAGAAGTCAGATTACATCAAGTATTGTTCGCCAAAGGTTATTGTAACTCCACCTGAAAAGCCAATCACATTTGGTGAGCCTGACTGCTCATTCAGTCTTTCGCAAGAAGATCTTGACTGGATGCGCAAGAGTGCTGGCATCTCTGGTTCGCCGAACTTTGTGTTTGAGAGCGACGGTTCTACTATTCACTTCATTGCTACAGATGTGAAGGATGATTCTGCTGACCAGTCCAAGGTTGAGATTGGAACAGTCGAGAATGGTAAGGAATTCAAGGTTGTAATGAAAGTCGAAAACTTCAAGTTGCTTGAAGGTTCGTATGATGTTGCGATTGCTAAGAAAGGTCTTGCTCGATTCAAGCATAAGACCGTTGACATCACTTACTACATTGCAATCGAAGCCGCAAGTTCGACATTCGGAGAATAATCATGGCACTTGATAAAGCAAAGGTTTTGGGATGCCTTCAGGAAATCTCAAACTCTCTGACTCGCATTGAAGCAGAGCGCGATCTTATTAAAGAGATCCTTGAGAAAATGCAAGACGAATGTGAGATTCCAAAGAAGTTGAGCCGTAAACTGGCGAAAGTTTATCACAAGCGCAACTATGAGGAAGAAGTTGCTGAGCAGAGCGACTTCCAGACTATCTATGAGAATGTGGCTAAATAAAAACTTGGGGTGCAACTGTTCTTGTTGACAGCACAATCCGCCAGACTGCCGCTGTGAGGGTTCACCTCCTCCACCCCATCTTCTCTTTGTGAGGAATTTATATTATGAATGAAGCGTTGTGGGTTGAAAAATACCGTCCTCATACTATTGCCGATTGTATTCTTCCTGATGAATACAAGAGCACTTTCCAATCTTATGTTGACCGCAAAGAGATTCCGCATCTCTTGCTTTGCGGCACTCCAGGAACAGGTAAGACTACCGTTGCTCGTGCACTATGTGACGAGATCGGTTGTGACTATCTTATGATTAACGGCTCGGATGAATCAGGCATTGACACTTTCCGAGTCAAGATTAAGAACTATGCAAGTGCGATGTCTCTTGGTGGTGGTAAGAAAGTTATCATTATCGATGAAGCAGATTATCTGAACCCAAACTCAACTCAGCCAGCCATGCGTGCTGCGATGGAAGAGTTTGCGCATAACTGCACTTTCATCATGACTTGTAACTTCAAGAATCGAATCATTGAACCGCTGCATAGTCGATGTGCAGTAATTGAATTCAAATTACGCAAAGAAGATAAGCCGAAGATGGCTATGGCTTTCATGAAGCGCGCATCAGAGATTTTGACTGGTGAGAAGATTCCGTTTGATAAGGCAGTGCTGGCTGAAGTTGTCAAAAAGCACTTCCCAGATTATCGTCGTGTTTTAAACGAACTGCAGCGTTACTCTGTCAGCGGTAAGATTGATTCTGGCATTCTTACCAGCATCGCTGATGTTTCGATCAATGAATTGGTCACTTCTTTGAAAGATCAAAACTTCAGCGCAATGCGTAAGTGGGTTGCTGATTTTGGTAGCGATGATCCTGCAAAGATCTATCGTAAGATCTATGATAGTCTTTATGATATTATGGATAAATCCACGATTCCGAATGCTGTCTTGATTCTCGCCAAGTATCAATATCAGGCAGCATTTGTTGCCGACCAGGAACTGAACCTCACCGCATGTCTTACCGAGATGATGGTGGAGACGAAGTTTTTGTAAATCTTTTTTTATGAGCGTCAGAAATTTTTTTCTTGTGTTCTTCAGAAAGAGTAAAACCTTTGCGCGTTACCTTTCCTTTATTGGCTGCAGAAATTTTTTGTTTCCTTTCTTCAGAGGCAGGTTTATTTTTTCGTCCTAAATTTGGATTGCCTTTTTCTGAGTATCTTTTTTTCTGTGATTCAGACATTGCTGTTTTATGAGCCTGACTAAATTTGCGATTTTTATTAGAAACCCCAATAGGAGCATAAGCGATTGTTTTATTGATATAGAGTGGGTTTATATGTACTTGCAAAGAAAAGTGTAATACTTTTTCTTTTAGATATGCTTCTTCTCTAGTAGAGTGAAAACTTATGATTGTTGTCTGGAACAAACTTGGATTATTGGCGATTTCCTCTTTGAAGATTTGCCCATATTCTTTTGACACCACTGAGCCACGATACCCATCCAGTACGGATTTGGTGTCCTTTGAGCCAATGTAAAATGGTGGAAGTTTCGAACCGCGATAAACGGTCAAATAGGTACAATAAATATTCATGCTGGATCTCCTATACAGTTCTAGAGTAGGTGGATGCTCTAACATCGCGACCTACACCTATTTATACATTATGGAGTTTTGAGATGGCGGATCTTTTCAAAGAAGTTATTCCTGCAATATTGCAGACTAAAGAACCATTTATGCTAACAGAGCAAGACGAGAAATCGTATTCTGCATTTATGGTGAATCGAGCACTTTCGTATCACAGAGATACAGTATTGTGGGCGAATGAAATGAATCAACACCCAAATTTAGATAAAAAACTACAAGCAGACTTTTTACTAAATACGATTAGAGCCCAAAAGCGTCCATACAGTAAATGGCACAAAAAGGCTCAAAGCAGTGATTTGAGTGTTGTCAAGGAATATTATGGCTACTCCGATGCGAAAGCAGAAGAAGCATTAAAGATTCTGTCTCCCAGTCAAATCACCGCAATGAAAAAACAATTATATAAGGGTGATTGACCATGGTCGAAAAATTAGTAGAAGTCACATTAGAAAAGCAAGACGACTTCCTCAAGGTCCGCGAAACTCTAACGCGCATCGGTGTCGCTGCAAAGAACGACAACATTCTTTACCAGTCTTGCCATATCCTCCATAAACAAGGAAAGTATTACATCGTCCACTTCAAGGAACTCTTTGAATTAGACGGTAAGCCATCCAATATGTCAGACAATGACATTCAGCGTCGTAATACGATTGCGAATCTAATGGCTGAATGGGGTTTAGTGAAACTCGTAAATGCAGATAAGACAAAGGATAACGTCGCACCATTAAGCCAGATCAAGATTCTTCCATTCAAAGAGAAGAATGAGTGGCAATTGGTTTCCAAATATACAATCGGGAAGAAAAAGAAGGAAGGTTAATTTATGCTAACTGTGAATGTGTATCGACTTCGTGATGATCTTGAACTTCCAACATACGGCACGACTCTCGCAAATTGTTTTGATTTGTCATTTCAGCCAACTGACACACATGTCACTGGTTACGACAAGTACAACAATCCAATCAGTCAATTAATCAATAACTTCAAGGAGATCTCGATCTATCCTGGTGATAGATTGCTTATTCCTACTGGATTAATCTTTAAGATCGAAAAACGATTTACAATAGAAAATTTTGCGGATATCTATAGCGCATCATCACCATCACTTCAAAACTATAGCATCCGTCTTCATCCGCGTTCAGGTTTGTCGCTGAAGCGTGGTTTGGTGTTAGCAAACTCTGAAGGCATCGTTGATGTTGACTATCAACAGCAAGTGTTTGTTCTTCTAACAAACATCTCTTCTATTGGTCAGACTATTAAGGCTGGCGAGCGAATCGCACAGGCTGAAGTTACTTGCAATGAACGAGTTGAATTTGTTGTTCTTGCAAAAGCACCAGAGAAACATTCAGAGCGTGATGGTGGATTCGGTTCAACTGGTATATAAATTATGATTCGTGATGAATTGTCATGGGATGAGTTGTTCATCCTACAGGCTGCTTTGATCTCACAAAAAAGCAAAGACCCATCAACCAAAGTCGGCTGTGTG